TAGGTTATAGGGTAGACTGTCAACCTATACGATTGACGTCAGGGGCTTCCCTTTGGGGATATTGGGGTTTGGCGTGTCCAAGCTGCGTTCGGGTTGACTGGCTTCGTCGAAAAACAGGCGGCAGCGTTCGCAGTAATTGCAGCGGATGGCGCTGGCCTCGAAGCTCTCAAACCCGCATTTGGGGCAGACGAACACGGGTCTAAACCATAGTTTACTCATGCGGTGTCCTCCGACGTTACGTCGTTGATTTCGTCGCGGGTCATGAGCCGCCAGTCGTCGCCGGCGAGCCCGTGAGCGAGCGCGCGCGCGTCGATCGTGTCTTGGAACGGCGGGAGCCGTTTGAACTCGCCCATGCGGACGACGGCGGTCATCCCACTGGCGGAAACGAGGTAGACGTTGACGGTGAACGTCACGCCTTCCGGCGCGTCGATCTCGATCTCGTTCATCCGGCCTTCTCCGGCTCGCTGACGGCGCACAGGTCAGCCGTCAATTCGTTGATGCACTTTTCGAGGCTTTCGAGCGCGCTTTGGTTTAGCCACCACTCCTCGTCGGGCTCCCCCACCGCCTGCCCCTCGCTTTGCACGGCTCTTCGCCTTCGCGCTTCGGCGAGCCACTTTTGCAGCCTTCGCTGCAATCTTTTTTCGAGCGTCACTCCAATTCTCCACGAAGCCGTCATCCACGATTTGCTCGACCGGGACGCCCGTCAGTTTGGCGATGGTCCGCGCCTGCGGCAGGGTGGGCCGGAATTTTTCTTCCGCCCACACGTACATGGTCTGCCGGCTCACCCCGATCTTGCGCGCACGCGCCGACAGGGTGTCGCCGGGAACCTTGGCGAGGATGTCAGCCATCGGGTAGCGCAGCTTATGGGCGATCGCCTGAAGCTCGCGCTTCAGCGTCGCCAACGGCAGCGTTCCGATGATACTGTCGAGGTTATTGATTGTCGTTTGATGGTCGAGCATTGTTGGCACCTTCTGTTATATAATATGCTTGACACTCTCAGTCAAGGATTGTATTACGAACAGCCTGACAGGAACAACGAGAGAACGCGCAATGGCGGATGAGATTGTTGAGCGCGGCGCGGGGCCGGCCGAGACGTTCGCGTCGGCGTTGATGGCGCTTTTGACCAATCCCGATATTCCCGCCGACAAGCTGGAAGTGATGCTGAAGATGCGGCGCGAGGTGTTGGCCGACCAAGCGCGCGAGGCGTTTCAAGCGCATTACGCCGACTTCGCCGCCGAGATGCCGCAAGTGGAGCGCGACGGGACGGTGGCCTTGGTCAAGGATGGCGTCGAGAAGGGGCGCTATCCGTTCACCACCATCGAGGCGATGGATCAAGTCATCCGGCCTCTGCTAGCCAAGCACGGCTTCGCGCTGAGCTTCACCTCGCGCGACGACAAGGACACAGTGACAATCACCGGGACGCTCGCCGGCTGGGGGTGGGAGCGGTCGTCGACCTACACTCTGCCGCCTGACGCGGGGCCGGGGCGCAACGCCCTACAGGCGCGCGGTTCGTCGCGGCGCTACGCCAAGCGGTACATCACCGACGATCTTTGCAACGTGGTTCGGAAGGGCAAGGACGATGACGGCAAGGGGGCGATGGAAAACCTGATTGATGCGGCGCAGCTCAAGATGTTGGAGACGCTGATCAAGCGCAGCCAGACCAACGAAGCGAACTTCCTCAAGGTTATGGTGACGGGCGCCGAGAGCCTCGCCGATATTCGCGTGCGCGATTTGCCACGGCTTGAACTGGCGTTGCGTGAAAAGCTGCGAAAGGCAGTGCGAAAGGAAGGCGACAAGTGACGGAGAGAACCAAGCACGAATGTCTGTGCTGCGGCCAGCTCCACTACAAGCAGGGCAAGCCGCTGGCGCAGGACGAGTACGTTGTGCAGTTCAACCTGTTGGAGGCGCTGGGCTACACGCGTGAGACGCTGCTCGGCGAGCACCGCGAACAGCTCGACTATCAGCTTCCGGGCATGGCGCAGTGGTTGCAGGGGCAGTGAGCGATGAAATTCTATCCGGTCCAGCAAGGCTCGATGGATTGGTACGCGCTTCGGATGGGGCGGCCGACGTCGAGCATGTTCCACAAGATCGTCACCCCGAAGGGCGCGCCCTCCGCGCAGGCGGTCAAGTATCTCTATCGGCTGGTCGCCGAGCGGCTGTTGCATGAAACGACCGATGATCAGCTCGCGTTCGTCGATTGGGTCCAGCGCGGCAAGGAGCAAGAACCGAACGCGGTGGCGCAGTTCAATTTCACCAACGAGGTGCAGCTTGAGCCGGGCGGGCTGTTCACCACCGACGACGGCCGGCTCGCCTGTTCGCCTGACCGCTTGCTGCGCGGCATGAGCGAGGGCGTCGAGGTGAAATGCCCGGCGCCCTGGACGCAGCTCGAATATCTGTTGGACGGACCCGGCGACGACTACCGGCCGCAAGTGCAAGGGCAGATGTTGGTCGCGGAGTTTCGGGCTGTCCACTTCTACAGTTTCCATCCTCAGATGCCGCCGTTGCACAAGGTGACGATCCCGGATCGGAACTACATGGGCGTGTTGCGCAGCGCGCTCTCGTCGTTCTGCGACGCGCTTGACGTGATGGAGGCGCGGGCGCGCTCGCTTGGCGCTTACGCCGTGATGACCCGCGTGCGCCGTCCGATGGACGTGGCCTATGTCGACGAAGCGGACGCGCCGCCGTTGACCATCATCAACCCCGAGGAAGGCGATGTACGCCAGCAGGACGAAGGTTCCGGTCGAGAAAACCCGGACGGACATTGAGCGGCTGGTGCGCAAGTACGGCGCCAAGGGCTTCGCCAGCGCGTGGCAGGGCCAGTCGGCGCGGGTCGAGTTTCTATGCAACGACCGGCATATCCGGCTGACCGTGGTTGTGCCGGCGTCGGCGGAGCGCGAGCGCGAGAAGTGGCGGGCGATGTTCTTGCTGGTCAAGGCCAAGCTGGTTGCGGTGGACGCCAAGATCGCCACCTTCGAGGAAGCGTTCTTCGCCGACATCGTGATGCCGGAGACTGGCAAGACGGTGTGGGAGACGGCGCGCGAGCCGCTGAAGCTCGCTTACGAGACGCGAAAGGATCAACCATTGTTGGGAGCAAGCGGATGATCGTCGTTTTGTCGATCATCGCGCTCTCGACCACGGCCTGCGCAATCCTCGCTGGCGCGATGTTGCGCGAACAGCGCGACACCGCCCGCGCGCTGGAAATCCAGCTCAACGGTTTGGGCGAGACACACTCGGCGGGCTTGGAGCTTGTGACCATTTCCCTCAACCGGCTGGAAGCGCGGGTGAAGCGATTGGAGGACGCATGAGGGCGTTTTGGGTTGCGCTCGACCTTGCCGAGGCGCTGATCGTGGCGATGCTGATCGGGCAGGCGCTCGCCTACTGGAAATAAAAATCGCCGTCGGGGAGAGTGCAATCCCGACGGCGATTTCATCTGAAGCGTGTCAGACGCCCCGCTCAAGGTTAGGATGGCGGAGAGTGCTGGCGTTTATCACAAATTGATGACGCCGCACAACCAGAGGGCGCGACATGGACAACGGAGAGTTGAACGCGCGGATTGACGCCATCGCCGAAGCGAACGACGTCACCCCGGACACCGTGCTGCAAGGCCACCTGTCGCATCGCTGGAAGCGGCGCAGCGGCGACATCTACCGGGCCGCCAGCATGTGGAACGACTTTGAGGCCGTAGGGGGCGTGACGACCAACACTGTCCGCTGGCGGCTCCTCCAAGGCGGCCTTCAAATGGTTGGCGCGATGGCTGTGCCGGGGCTCGGCGCCAGCGCGACCGCGATCCTTGGCACGTTGCCGGCCGGCGCGCGGCCGGCGGTCTATCAGCGCGTCGCTGGCGTCTGCCAAGTCTCAGTCACTCCCGGCTGGATGATGTGGGAGCTGCGGACCAACGGCGACTTGGCGGTCAACTGTTCGATCGCCAGTGTTTCGCCCGCCATTACGACGATGGACATCTGCGCGATCTTCGCGTTGGATTGAGCGGCAGGGATTGAACCCCCCGCCGCTCCCATGCCATGCCCTGCCAAGCCTGACCCGGCCCAGCCGTACCGCGTCATGCCACGCCACGCCGTGAGTATTCGATCATGCCACAGCGACCTTCAATTCGGGAAGGAATTTACCAACTTCTACAAGCTGTTGAAATCGACACGAAGGAAGAGGGCCGCACGCACGTTGAGCCGTGGCTGAGCCAAAGGTTGGTCATCGACGCGGTGGCCAAGGGGCTCGACGAGGACGTGCATGAGTTCGTCGTGTTAAAATGCAGACAGGTCGCAATAACAACAATTTGTAGTGTGATCGAGCTGTTTTGGGCGCTCGCCAATCCGGGCGTGCAAGGCGCGATCATCGCCGACCGCACGGACAACCTTGAGCGCCTTCGCCGCATTTTCGCGGCGTTGCTCGAAACGCTCCCGTCCGAGTGGCGCAGCGGCGACAGCCGGTTGATCGCCAACAATCGCACCGGCATGGTGTTCGCCAACAAGTCGGTCATCGACCTGATGGCGGCGGCGAGCAACCCCGACCTTGGCGCGAGCCGCGCGCTCAACATGATGCACGCGACCGAGTGCGGGCAGTGGAAGTCGCTCGCCGGCGTCGAGAGCCTGAAGGCGTCGCTGGCGCGGGTCAACCCGCGCAGGCTCTACGTGTGGGAGAGCATCGCCAACGGGTTCAATTGGTTTTACAATCACTGCCAGCAGGCGAAGCAGGACCGCCATATGCGGTTCATCTTCGTCGGCTTTTGGGCCAATCCGACGTACTCGATCCTGAAAACCGATCCAGATTACAAGACCTATTGGGACGGCAAGCTGACCGATGACGAGATCGCCAAGGCGCGCTACGTTCGGCGCGAGTACGGGATCACGGTCAAGCCGGAGCAGATTGCGTGGTGGAGACGGGAGGCGGAATTTTCCGCCGAGGAATACATGTTTCGGCACTATCCGTGGAACGAGCGGGAGTGCTTCATCGCCTCGGGATCATCGTTCTTCCCAGCCCAACGCACCTTGGAGTTGAACGAGAGCCTGACGAACGGGCCGCCTTACAAGGGCTACAAGTACAGCTTCGAGGACGCCTTCCTGGGCTCGTCGATAGCGCAGACGACGAAGCGCGAAGAGGCGATGCTGAAGGTATGGGAGCCACCCGAGCCGCAGGGCGTGTACGTCATCGGCGGCGATCCAAGCGGGGGCGGGGGCGGCGACGCTAACGATCACGCAATTGAGGTGTTCCGCTGCTACGCCGACCGGCTGGTGCAAGTCGCCGAGTTCCAATCGAACAAGCCGCTGACCTATCAGTTCGCTTGGGTGCTGTCGCATCTGTGCGGCGCGTACCGGGATCATCTCGCCAACATCGAGGTGAGCGGCGTGGGCGCCGCCGTGATCCCCGAGGTGCGCAACCTTCGCCAACTTGCCGAGCGCGGCATCCTTCAGGGCGAGCCCGGCGCAGAGAACATCCTCAACATGATCGGGGCGGTGCGATGGTTTTTATACAAGCGCGCCGACACGCTTGGCGGCGCCGGCAACGTGATCGCCTGGAAAACCAATCAAGACAACAAGTCGATGGTCTACAGCTCGCTGCGCGACAGCCTGATGCTGCGGCGGATCGAGTTTCGCTCGATCCGGCTGGTGGAGGAATTGCAGGCGATCGTCGAGGAGGAGAGCGGCTGGATTGGCGCGGGGCCTGACACGGGCGTCAACGATGATCTTGTGTCGGCGACGGTGCTGGCGCATCACACCTGGACCGAATGGCGGCGGGCCGGGCTGATTGCCAGAAAATTAACGTGGGACAGCGTGAAGGGGGAGCGCAAGTCGCAAGACGCAGGCACCTTGCTTTCGTTCGCGTTTAGCGAGCATATTCGGAAAATCAACCAGAAGGCGAACACGAAGTCGATGGCGGAGAAGTTTTGATGACAGGCTACGACCGCAAGCCGGGGGAGAGCTTCGGCAAGAGGCTGGTCGGCTTCGACTTCAATCCGAGCGGCGACCCGAAGGTGGCGCAGCTCAAGGGGTTGTTCGCCGAAATCGCTGACATCCTCTCCGACGGTTTCGAGAAGGCGCCGGATGAAGGGCCGGAACAGTTCATCTGGCGCGAGGCGATCATGAACACGCTCAGCGCTCAGATGATGGCGGTCAAGGCGGCGACATGGCGAAAGTGATGTTCCTGCGCACAGCGCAGACCGAGGACCGGATCACGGAGCTGGAAAAGGCTGTCAAGGAAATCGAGCGACGCTTGGGGATCGTCGAGCAACGTTTGGGGATCGAAGATGATCAATCGGACGTACATGTGCCCGGCGTGCGGCCATCGGATGGAGGTGACGCTGACGGCGGAGGAATGGGAGAAGCCGCCGCCGAGCTGCGAGATGTGCGACGCGAGGGAGACGCAACAGGAGTTCAAGCCGCCGGCGATCGGGGGGAGCGTGAGGGCGAGGGCGGCGGCGATCACGGAGAGCATCATCGCCAACGACTACGGGGTGGCAAACTTCCAAAGCGACCGGCGTCTCGGGGGCACGCCTAAAGTCCGCTACAAGGATCAGACGGCCGCCGTCCTGCCGAGCGACTGGCAGCAGGCGGGCCACAAGGCGATGCTTGAGACGGCGATCGGGATTGGCAAGCAGACCCGGCGGCAGTTCGGCATGGACGGCTTGGACATGCTCAAGCGCGGGATCGAGAGCGGCGCGCAGACCGATCTGATCGAGGCGTCGAAAAGGCGCGCCATTAAAGTTTGGTAGGGCGGCATGGTGACGGCTCTCGCCTTCCTTCAGGTTTTCGCGAGGCTTCGTTGCCGGCTGGGATGGTGCGGCGGCCACGTCGTCAGCGGGACGCATGATAACGTCATCTGGATTGGTTGGCAGTGCGACGCCTGCGGCATCGTCAAATATTACGAGCCTAGCAAATGGCTCTGAGGATACCCGACAAGCCCGGCTTCCTTGAGCTGTGGATCAAGGAGATCATCGACGAGTGCATGGCGAGCGCGACCGAGCGCGGGATGGTCTACACGCGGGCGGCCCAATACTACTACATGGGCTCGATGGACAGCCGGGCGGCGCTCTACAACAAGATCGGCCCATTCGTTGACAAGCTTGCCGGCTACCTGATGCAGCCGACCGACGTTCGCTTCCAGCTCACCTACGACAGCGGCGAGGAAGAGGACGTGCTCGAACGCGTTCAGCTCGTCGCCGAGAAGTTGACCGCCGACTTTCGCCAAACCGACGCCGACGTGAGCTTTGCGGAAGCCGTGGTGTGGTCGCTCGTCAATGGTTGCCAACTGTTAAAGGTTATGCCTGACGGTGACAGCGGGTCGTTCAAGACGGGCCATGTGCATCCGCAGAACTTCGGCGTGCTCAGCGAGACGACGCTGGCGCTGGACGAGCAAGAGGCGATGTGTCATGTGAGTTACCCGACAAAGAGCAAGCTGCGCACGATGCTCATGGATCATCCTCGCTACGAGGAAATCATGAAGCAGCTCGACGACGATCCGGGGCCTGACCGTGACGAGGAAGAGCCGACATATTTCCATCAGATGGTTGTTGGAGGGCTCCAGCCCTTGGGAGACGTCGGCGACGCCCCAAGCTCCGCCGCCGGGATCGTCAATGTGTTCCCTGTTCCGACGCCCTGGCGCCCTCAACGGCGCTTCGCTCCCACTGTCAAACTCTGCGAAGTATGGATCAAGGACCGCGACCGGGCCGAGGACTGGACGACAATCCAAACGATTTACGGGGCCGAGCCAATTATCATTGAAGGGGATAAAACCCGACGAAACCTAAGCCGCGTTCCCGGCAAGACGCCCTTCGTCAAGGTGCAGGGCCAGCAAACTCCCGGCTATTTTTGGGGCCGCTCGATCATCGCCAGCGTGCAGATGCTTCAGGACATGCTCAGCAAGCGTTTGCGCGACATCAAGGTCATGTGGGATCGTAACGTCAATGCTCCACAAGTATTCAGCGGGTTCACCTCCGTCACCGAAGAGCAATACTATAAGATTGTCAACGAGGGAGGTTTTATTAACGACCCAAATCCAAATGCGAAAGCGTCGAAACTACTGGACCCGCCGCCCGAAAACTACTTGGAAGAGCTTGAGTTTATTTTCAAATTGTTCGATGAAGCTAGCGGTTTCTCCCCAATCATGTCTGGACAGGGAGAGCCGGGTGTGCGCGCTGGCGTCCATGCTCAAACCCTGGTGCGCACCTCCGGCGGGCGGCTCATTGATCAGGCCGCACGAATTGAGAGGCAACTTGCGGATGTCGGGTTTCTGGCGCTCCGCATCATGCAGGCGATGGACGCGCTCGTCTACACCACCGCCGACACCAAGCAGGAGTTCCTACTCAGCCAGCTCCCCGGCGGCTACCAAGTCTCCGTTGACAGCCACTCAGCGTCGCCGGCTTTTGCAGAGGATAACCGACAAGTTGCAATCGCGCTTGCCCGCGCGGGAGCGATCGACGCCGAGGATTTAATTCACATGCTGCATCCGCCCGGCGCGGAGCTGTTGCTCGCCCGGCTGAAACAGCGGCAGAAGGCGCAGGCCAAGCAGGCGCAAGAGGACAAAAAGGAACAGTTGATCGCCGGGGTTATGGGGATCAACACGGGCGGCGGCGGGCGCGCGCCGAGGGGCAAGGCTCGACAGGGCGCGCATTGAGTTCTATTTTCCCGCCGCCCTGCCGGCTTGCGCTCCCTTAGCCGACCGCACAGGGGAGGCCGCTCCCGCCTTGCCCCCCAATGAACGCGGGGGCGGCTCTTGGGGTGACACATGGCTGACGGCATCGACCCGACGCAAGACGACCCTTCGATGGGGCAGGGAGACCCGTCAGGGGGCGGTGGCGGTGGCGGGCCTCCTGGGCAGGCTGGACCGCCTGGACCGCCGTCAGCGGGGCCGCCTGGGCCGGGAATGGCCGCTTTCGCCCGGAGCCGGATGGGGCCGCAAGTCTCGGCGCCCGGTCCCGGCAACATGGCCGACAGCATGAACATGATCATTCAGGCGATCAATCTGCTGAAGCAAGCCGGGATGGGGTTGCAGCCGGGCGACAAGCTGCACAGCGACGTCTACAAGACCATCCAAAACCTGTCGAAGCATCTTGGCGGCGCGGGCGGCCTTGGCCCGGCGGCGGGCATTCAGAAAACGATGCTCGGCGATCAGATGCGCCGCACCGTCCAGAACCAGCTCTTGAGCCGCGTCCAAGCGATGATGGGGCAGGGCGGGCCGGGCGGCGGCGGGCAGCAACAGCCGCCCATGCCCTCCACTCCATTGCCGGGGAGTTAGGGCCGTGTTACCAAATTCCTGCCCAATTTCGGGCAAGGAGAGTGCAAGATGAACCGATTTCTCATGGCCGCCGCCTTCTTGGCGGCATCCGCCGCGCCGAGCGCGGCGGCGGTCATCACCGAAACCGACTTCACCGCCAACGCGGCGGGCGTCACCGCCAATCCGGCTTCCGATTTGGCGACTGCGACCACGGTCGGCGTCACCACGTGGAACGCCGTCGAGGTGGTTGACCCGCTCGGCGGTCTGGTCGGCGGCGACGTGCTCGACCTGACCAATCCGCTCTCGACCGCGATTGGCTCGCTCATCACCATTTCGTGGGACGGCGGCGTGTTCCACGACACGACCAAGACGAGCGCGGTCAGCTTTGTCGGCGACGAGCTTGACATCGCCGGCAGCGGCGTCTTGTTCGGCCCCGGCCTTCCGACCGGGACCAAGGGCGTGCTCGATCTATCGTTCACGCAGGCGGGCGGCGCGGGCGACGTGATCAGCGGTTCGGGCTCGTTCACCGCGACGTCGGCCATTCCCGAGCCGTCGACCTGGGCGATGCTGATCGTCGGCTTTGCCTTGATGGGAGGCGTCGCGTGGCGAAAGTCGGCGGGCCTCCGCTTGACGCCGTTGGCCTGATTGTCACGGGGATGTCATGGCTTGGGCTTGTGTTGCTCGGGTCGGGCGTCCCCGCCATCGACTTGATCGAGTGGGGGCTCGGCAGTGTCGGCGTCTTGACCGGCATATACATGGCCGCAACGGAATAGGAGAGGGAACATGCCGTTTGTCAGTGGATTTTTACGAGTGCGCAGGCGCCGCCCCGGCGAGCCGACGCAACCCCTTCCGCCCGAGGACGGCGGCGAGGACGGCGGCGACGACGGCGACATCACGCATCCGATCGTGCCCCCGGAGCTTGAGCTTCCGCCCGGCATCTGGCCGCCGCCGACGACTGGACATCCGATCCAGCCGCTTCCGCCGGCGACTGGCGGCAAGCCTGAAATTCCGCCCGGCGCGATTTGGCCGCGCCCACCGGGTCCGGTCGAAGGCAAGTTCGTCGTGCTCTGCCATATCCCCGATCATGGCTGGCACTACGTCGTGATTGACCCGGACGCTTGGCCGGAGCTGCCGGAGAAGCCCGAGCCGAAACGATAACTCGCGTCAGACTGTCAACCTAATCGGTTGACAGTCTACCCTTTGGAGGAAGCTATGGCGCAGAACCGATCGTACGATCCGCCGATCACGACGCCCCCCGAGACGCCGCCCCGAACCATCCTTCAAGTCGATACGCAGTCGGAGACCAGCGAGTGGGGCGCGATCCCGGCTTGCGTGCCGAAGCCCGAAGGCGGCGTGCCGCTACAGCCGGCGATCACGGGCAAGACCAACAACAGTTGACGGCGAATGGTTGATCCCTGCGCCACGCTCGAACGCATCAGCGAGGTTGTCCGCGCCTGCCTCGACAAAGAGCAGCTTGTCGGCGATCTTGCGTTGGACAACCATCGCTTGGTCGAATGTTTGGAAGAGGTTGAGCGGCTTGCGTCGCTCATAAACGCAGGGCCGATCGCTCATGCCTAGAACCGTTTCGGACGAAGAGTATAGCTTTCTGCAAAACAAGCGCATGACCGCCGACTTTGTGGAAAGCATTTACAACGACCCTCAACTGAACAAAGAGGCCAAGCGTCTCATCAAGCGCAAGTATCCGAACCTCGCCATCCCCGACCTCGACATGGAAGATAAGATCGACCAGCGGTTGGGCGCCGAGGAAGAGCGCAAGCGCAAGGAGGCGGAGACGGCGCGAACCAAGGCGGACACGGACGCCTGGACCGCCAGCCGCGAGAAGGTCAAGAAGGATTACGGCTTCACCGACGACGGGCTCAAAGAGCTTGAGGGGTGGATGCAGGATCATGCGGTGGCCGACCACGAAGTCGCCGCGAGCTACAGGGCCAGCAAGAACCCAAAGACCACAGAGCCTACGTATGACAGTCAATTCTGGCATCACGAAAAGGCCGACAACTTTAAGGAAATCGCAGCCGAGCCTGAAGCGTGGGCCAGACGGGAAATCTTAGGCGCAATCCATCGAGACGAGGAGCGCGCAAGAGGAAGGTAAAATCCCATGCCCCAGCTCGGCGCAGGCATCATCCCGTCGGGTCCGATCGGCCTAGAACTTGAAGCCACCATCCGGCGCGTGTTCGCGCAGATGGTCGTCATTCTGATCTACAAACAAAATCCACTGCTCGCGTTGCTATTGCGCAATGCGATCAGGGCCAGCGGCGGTGTATCCCCATACACACAGCCCGTGCAGACCGGGCAGTACGTCCAAAGCTCATGGATTGGCCCCGCCGGCCAGTTCGATTTGCCGCAAGACGTGGCCGCGACCGTCAACGCCGAGTTCAACATGTGCTGCTTGGCGACGCCAGTCAGCTCGCTTGGGCTCGAACAGCTTGTGACGCAGGACGCCATCGCGGTCGCGAGCCGCCTGATGCTCAAGCTCAACGATCTGAAGAACAGCGCCCTTCAGGCGCTCGCCGGAAGCCTGTTCGGGCCGCCGACGGCCAACGTGCTTCAGATGTATTCGCTCGCCGACGCCTACGGAACGACGACGCCGTATGGCGGGCTGGCGAGGACCGGCGCTTCGGGGTATCCCGATTGGGCCGGCCTCTCGATCGCCGCCGCCGGCGACGTTCTGACCCGCGCCGCCTTCATCCCCAACATGCTTGCGGCGGTGAAAAATTCTGGCGGCGAGGCGCTCGATTTCATGGTCCTGTCCGTCGAGGACTGGACGACATTGTTGACCGATTTCATGGCGGTCGAAAGGTATAACAATGATCCCTCTTCAAGGTGGGGAAAGGACGATCCCGTCAATAGTGGTTTTCGCGGCCTTCTCCTTGGCGATACTCCACTATTTTTCGACCTGAATTGCCCGCAGGGGACTGCCTATGGGTTCAATTCCAAATACATCACGTTGGTTGTCCATGAGGATGCGAACTTCGCCTGGACCGGGTGGTACTCGACCATCCCGCAAGGGCAGATTGCGAGCGTGGGTCTATCGCTTACTGCGCTCAATTTGGTCTGCTCTAAGCCGTCGACGGGGGTCATCATGACCGGGATCACCGGAGGCGCCGCTTTCTGATGCTTCCGGTCAGTTCTTGGCCGCCCGGCCCGCCCGGATCGCAACTTTCGCCGTTCGGGAGGCCGCGCAGCGTCGATTTATCGTGTCATCCATGTGGCTACGTGCTGCCGAAGGGCGCGTGGGTCGTGCAAACGGGCTCGAACCGGGTGCTCATGTTCCGGCCCGAGGCGCAGCCCTTCAATCCGCCGCGCGTTCCGGGGACAGGCATCTTGCCGGGGCAGGGACGGGCGCCGCCGCGCGGTCCAGGTCCGCCAGTGAGCCCTGGACCGCCGCAAAAGCGAAATTTGTCCCAAAAGAAATTCGGGCCTCCCGTTCCGCAGCGTTTCATGACCCACAACGCCTATTTGGAGGCTTGGCGGGCGTGGCAGCGGGCGACCGGCAACACCGATCCGCCAATTCGCCCCATTCCGGGCCGTGTTCCGCCCAATTTCTTCGGTTGGCGGCGCGATCCGTGCGCTCCGGCGACGGTTTTGGTCAATCCCAACTCTGGCGGGACGGTTTTGGCTGACGGGCAGAACGTGGTCATCGCCGGGGCGGGTTTCGCCAACATTACGCAGGCGTTTTCGGTATGAGCAACGGCACGGCTCCAATTCAACCGGCGCCGGTCCCGCCGTCCATCGCGGGCATTCCGCAGCCGGTGATTGTCGCCGGCGGCGAGAGCCTGCCGCCGTCGTTTCCGCTCGGGACAGCCGGCGCGTGGCTTCCTCCCCCGCAAGTCGGCTTCGGCGGCAATGCGCCGTTTCCGACGCCGGTTGTCCCGTCCGCCCCCGTTCCCCCGAGCGTGGCGGGCTATCCGCAGCCGCAGTTCGCCACCGGCGACGCCTTGACGCCGACGGCGGCCGACCTGTTTCCTGATTTCACCACCAGCAGCCCGAGCCCCCCGATCGTGTTTGCCAACATTTTCAACATGGGGAACGTCGCCCCGCCGTCGACGCCGACCACGCCCGTCATTCCGACGATGCTCGTCGAGGCGCACTCGCTCAGCTCGGCCGCGACGCAGCCACGGCCCAAGCCCAAGCCCGAGCCCGAGCCCGAGCCCGCGCCGGAGCCCGAGGAACCGCCGCCGCCGGCGGCGCACAAGCGGTCGCACCACCACGCCAAGGCAAAACCGCATGGCAATCGAGGCCATTGAGGACTATCTGCCGTTTTCGACGATGGGGATCGCCCTCGCCTCCGACGGCTCGGTTTGGCAGCTCTACCCGCCGGCGGCTGGCGGCATGATCGAGATTGAGGCGCCGACGACGCCGACGCCCCCGGTCAACACCACGCCTCCGACCATCCAAGTGATGTCGGACCTCGCCGTCGGTTCGCAGGCAGTGATGAACAGCGGGGTTTGGCAGAACAGTCCGACGTTCACCCGGACGTGGACGAGCGCCGGAACGACGGTCCCCGGCGCGACCGGCCCCGGCTACGTTTTCCAAGCGAGCGACGTAGGCAACATGATCGGCGGGACGCTGACCGGGACCAATCAGGACGGGAGTGTGACCGTGCCGACGAGCAACACCGTCGGCCCGATCGTCGCGGCCGAATGATGCTATGGTGAGCGATGCTCGCCGCCTACATTGACGAAGTGCAAGGCCACCTGAACGACAGCGGCGGCCAGTTTTTCACCATCCCCCGCTTGAGCGGCTACATCAACCGGGCGCGTCGGCGCATCGCCGCCGTGTCAGGCTGTTTGCGTTTCATTCCGCCGGGAACGCAGACCAAGCCCGGCCGCGAGATTTATCCGTTCAGCGAGTGGAGCGCGCTGGCGATGCAAATCTGTCCTGGCGCGCAGTCGATCCTTGCCTGCCGTTCGCTCGCCATCGGGCTCGGCGGCTCGTGGACGCAGGACGTGGACGGCATTTGGTCGATCACCAAGGGCTCGTGGAAGCCGTTGTGGAAGCGGATCGTGTGGACCGATTTTCAGGCCCGCTTTCGGATTTACGGGGGGACGTTCTACGGGACGATCAGTCAACCGGGCTGGTATGCGCAATATGGCGAGGGGCCTGCCGGAGCGTTATACCTCGCGCCGATCCCGTCGATCGCCGCGCCGATGGAAGTGGACTTGACCTTGATCCCCAAGCCGCTTCTGACCGACGACGACATCGAGCCGATCCCCTATCCGTGGGTTGACGCGGTGAGCTATTGGGCGGCCTGCCTCGCGCTCCTTCAGCAACAGCGGAAGGAGGACGCGCAGAACATGGCGGAAATGTTCAACACGGATTTGCCGATGTGCGCCAGCGTCGTGTGCCCGCAATTGATCATGAACGCCTATGGAGCGACGCTCCGTTCCGCCTAAGAGCCGAGCTGGTGGAGGCGGTGTTGGAGGCGCGGGCGTGGCGCGATAAGCCGCTGTCATGGCCTCCGGTGGAGAAAGCGGCGGTCGAGCTGGGGATTTGGTTGGGATTGATCAATGCCCATTCAGAGCGACAATCCTCCCGAGCTGATGACGCTCGATCAGTTCAAGGGCCTCAATCAACAATCGAAACAGGGTAGCATCGACGATCAAGAGGAATGGTGGAACGAAAATTTCTTCGCCGTTGCTCCGGGGAATTTACGCACGTGCTGGGGGCGCGGCCCCGCGATCTACACCGCTCCGTCAGGGACGGTCATCTGGCGGGTTTTCTTCGGCACTTACGGCAACCAGACGCCGCAGTTTGCCTCGCCGCCGCCGGGCGCGATGGGCTGGCTTTTCCTCTCGGACGGCACGATTGAGGAAGTCGACCTCAACACCCAACAGGTGACGGGGCTTCGGGCGCAGGGCGCGATTTGGTCTCCCGGCGCCTTCCCGTCGCAATTTTGGGCGAGCGCGAAAGTCTGGCGTCCGCAGTTCTACGGATCGAGCGCAGGCCAGCAAGGCGGCGTCCTGTTCGGGAGCCCGGCGGGCTTGTACGCATGGGACGGCGCGACCCTGACCACGCCGGGCGAACCGGCGCCCGATTGGCTGACCGACCTTCAAGAGACGGACCCTGGCGCGACGCCGCCGAACATGCCGGTCGGCCTGCCCGGCATTTACGACATGGAAGTGTATCAGTCGCGGTTGTGGGTTGCCGGCAAGGACGTGATCTCGTTTTCGGCGCCGTCGAACGGCGCGGACTTCTCGACCACCAACGGCGGCGGCTCGTTCGGCTATTTCGGCGACAAGCTCGTTTACAGCTACAACGCTTTGCGCGCGTCGTCGGGCTATCTGTTCGTGTTCGGCGACAGCTCGACCGACCTGATCAGCAACGTCACGCTCGCCGGCTCGGGCACGCCGGAGAGCCCGTACACCACGAATTTCAATTACGAGAACATCGACCCGCAAGTGGGCCAACGCTTTCCGCGTCCGGTCGGCGCGCTTGGCCGGCAGATGGTGATGTTCAACGGGGCGGGGTTTTTCCTGATGCAGGGCGGCGACGCGCAGCCGATCGGGGAGAAGGTGACGAACATTTGGCTGACGCTCGACACGTCGGAATATCTGCCGACGTTTGCGACGGCGACGATGTTCGGCTTCCGCGTGCTCTTGTGCAACGGCCGCTTCACTGACCCTTGGGGCGTCGCGCGAAGCCTGTTGCTCATGTACCATCCGGGCAAGGGCGGCGCGGGATTTTGGAGCGTCGCGAGCCAAGGGATCGAGCTGACCAACATCGGCCACTACGAGCAGGACAGCAAGATCACGCCTTACGGGACGGACGGGACGAGCTTGTACGAGCTGTTCGCTCAGCCCGACGCGGCGTTGAGCAAACGCTATGTGACCAAGCGGCTGCGCGGCGAGGGCATTTCGCAGCTTCAGATCAAGAACTTCAAGCGGATTTACGCCGAGGTTGACGACAACGACGGGCGCGGCGTCTCGATCCTTGGCGAGCTTCAGACCGGCGACGGCGGCATTCCGGGCGGCGTCCAGTCGCTCGACTTCGAGCTGGTGAGCGGCGCGGATCACAAGATCATTCCGCAGCCGGTCGACGGCCACGGGATTTGGGGCGCTGTGGACTTGTCAAGCAAATCGCCTGACTTTACAATCGAGAGGGTCCATATCGCCGCCGAGGAAAGGACGCTTTACGGCGCCTGAGATTGGTGGCAATCTGAATTTGCCTGGAAACCAAAAAGGATGGCTGACCATGCGAAGGGCGCGCCGAGGGCGACGCCACATTCGATAGGAGAACACCATGGGACCGAACCCGACTTGGCTTGATTTCACCGAAGAGCGTCGCAGGCGTGGGCGTCGGCGTTATCGCCGGTAAGGGAGGGTCCGATGGCTTGGCGCCGTTCTCGTCCTTTGAGGATGACCCGTCGAGCCCGCCGCATCCGAGCCCGCAAGCGTCGCTGACATGAGGCGCTTGGGCCTCCGCAACACCCAAAATTTGCAGAGGCAGCTTACGAAGCCGATGAGGCCGGGAGGCTGGCGGCTCCCAAGTTGGAGACCGCGCCTCTCGTCCTACAGGAAAGGGCGGAGGATGTGATGGCTCGCGGAACTTGGCTCGGGCCTCGCTCCCGCGTGGACCCTGCTGGAAAACTTGGAACCGTTCGACCGACGACGCGCATTCATCGCGGGCGAGGACATCGCCAGGGCGTAGGGCGCGGCAAGCGGTCGCGACGGAGGGTGTGATGGCTCGTCGCTTCAAGGCGCCCGGCAAAGGTCCGACCGTTCGGATGCCTTGGAGTGACGGCGCTTGGCCGTCGGATTGGTCAGGCGCGCGCCGTGGCCGGCGCAAACACAGGCGAGGGACGCCGCGCGCTGGCGGCAGGACGGGGCCGAAGCGATGACGAACACCATTGGCTGGGCGGTCAAGGAATTGCACAACGGCAACCGCGTCGCTCGATCCGGCTGGAACGGCAAGGGCATGTGGCTGGCGCTGCAAATGCCCGGCGAGAGCACCGGGATTAAGATGACGTTGCCTTACGTGTATATGAAAACAGTTGACGGCGACCTTGTGCCCTGGGTTTGCTCGCAAACCGACCTATTGGCGGTCGATTGGGAGCTGGCGACGTGACAACCTACGTCTTGGGGATCGACATTGGCGTGACGGGCGGGATCGCGCTTCTCAATGAAGCTGGCGCGTTAATCGAAGTCTATGTCATGCCGTGCCTGCACGACGGCCCCAAACACCGGCGCACGATCAATGCCCCTCTCCTTGCGGAACTCGTATATAAATCGCACGCGCGCACGGCGTTTGTCGAACGTGTTGGCCCACGCCCGCGAGAGGGCGCGGTTGGGGCTTTCGCCTTTGGCGATAGCAAGGGTGTTATTCGAGGCGTCCTCGCCGCCGCCGCCATCCCCAACGTCTGGATCACGCCCCCGCAGTGGAAGCGTGTCGTTGGCGTCGCTCCGGGCAAAGAGGGCGCAAAGGACGCGGCGCGTGCAGAGGCGATACGTCGCTGGCCTTCTCAAGCTGGGCGCTTCGCGCTCAAGAACACAGACGGGCTCGCGGAAGCTGCCTTGATCGGCCTCGCCGGGCTCATGGCGTTCGATTTGAAGGTGATCCATTTGCCCGGAGCGGGCGGAGGCGGCGGCAGTGGCAAGAGGCACAACGGCGCAGAAACGAGCCCGGCGGCGTAACCTGCGCAAGGGCCGAGCCAAAAAGCGGCGTCAGAAGAGGTAGGCCATGAGGGCGGTTGCGGTGGCGCTGCTGATCTTGGTTGTGGCGTGCGCCACGGTTTACGTTTTGACTGACGAGCAGGCCCAAGAGCGCGGAGTTATGGGACTATGGCAGGACAACGCGAATGGCCGAGAGGCAGGATCAATGGGACGCAGCGAGGCGGCCCGACCGGGTTTTACGCGACAGCGGATGGGGTCTTTCGCAGCGACCGTCAACTCGCCGGTCCTTTGCGAACGGGGACTTCGGCGGACGTAGGACCGCGCGCAAGCGGCCCCGTCTCTGGCGGCGATAGAGCGTCGAGCGACTTCGGCATGGACCGGATCAGCCCGCGCGATTTCGACCCTATGGGGACGACGCGGACCCGTTTCGGCGACATTCCGTCGGATGCGATCACCGAACAGCTCAACGGCCGCCGTCGTTGACCGTCGCGAGCCTATTGAGCCCGAGCAGCGCGGATTTCTCGTTCGACCACCGGCAGCTCCATCAAAACATGTATCAGGGGACGCCGCTGTCCTCTGGCTTCTCCGCTCTGCCCTATTTGCTCGATCCGATCGGCGACGTGCAAGTTCCGGCCGGATGGTGGAACAGCGACCACGCGCAGGCGCACAGCGATTTCGCTTCGGCCTTTCCTGCGATAGCATGGTCCTCGACCGTCAATATTAACGACATCAATCTGTCGCAAGGACCGGACGAGTGGTGGGCGTTGTCGAACAAAGTCGCGCACGACTTAGCGAGCACGCAACTCCCTGGCGGCTGATCAGGGACGATGACATCCCGTGGATGGTCGCGCTCGCCAAGCGGCGCTTGGGCAACGACACGCGTTTTGACTTCCTGTCGGCCGAGGGGTGGGTCCGCAACATCGTGCTCAAGCAGCCGATGGTGTTTCTGCCGATCCGCTCGTCCAACGCTTTCCTCATCGCGATCCTCGCCTGCATCCCGTGGTTGCCGGCGGACATGGAGTGCAACGTTGCGCTCGTCTACGCGGAGGAAGGCAGCATGTGGGAGGCTTTGGCCTTGATCCGTGAAAGCGTCGCGTGGGCCGATCGGCGCGGCTGCGCCGAGTGGCATATCAGCTCGGAGAGCGTCTACGACCTTGCCCCGCTCGCGCGCCGCGTCGGCGCCGACCAGTGTCCGCCCCGGTATCGGGTGAGGTTCCGATGAGCATCGGCGGCGGCGGTGGCAACAAGGGCGCGCAGGACGTCAACATCCCGCCTTTCGAGAGCGCCGGCGGGGTGACGCCGCAACAGTCGGCGTTGGGCCAGTACACCTATGGCGAGAACCTGTTGGGCCAAGGGAGCGAGTATGGCGGCGAGGGGCTTGGCGACAGCACGATGGCGACGCAGGGGGCGGAGGGAGCGAAGAACACGGAAGCTCAGCAAATGGGCCAGATGTCCGACACTGACCAAAGCGCGATGTACCAGCTCTATCAAAACGACGTGCAGAACGAGCTTCAAGGGCTTCAGAACCAAGCGGGCAGCGGGGCCAACACCAACTTGAACCTTGGCTCGCTGGCGAGCGCGGCGGGCTTCGGCACCGGATCGCAAGGCAGCTTCGGCGCCGACACCAACTCTACCGATGTCGGGAGCCTGTTCAGCGGAGGCATCTTGTGAGCATCGGCGGCGGCGGCACGAAGGGCGGCTATGACGTGACGGGCGGCGGCACGAACGCGCCGTGGACCTGGGGGGTGAGCGACTTCGACCAATCGCAGATCAACGCCGCGACCGGCTCCAACACAGAGGCGGTGCAGAACCGCTATCAGCAGCTCGGGCTTGGCGGCTCGACGATGGAAGGGCAGGACGTGGCCGGGGCGGGCGAGATGGGCCAAGCGTTGACCGGACAAGAGCAGACGCAGAACGTCGGCAATCCGGCGCTCAATCCGGCGCTTCAGCCGCAGCTCAATTCGTTGATCGGCGCGACGGCGAACCAAGGGGTGTCGCTAGGCTCGCTGGCAGGCGCGGCGGGCAAACTCGCGGCTTTGTAGTAAAATAAAGGTAGGACTGTCAACCGAATAGTGTGACACATGGGCGATGTTGGCGATGCACTCTCCGGTCTAGCGGGCGGCATTGGCTCCGCCTTGAGCGGCGTCGGACAAGCCTTCTCGGGTCAAGGCGGCGGCTTGGGGAGCGCCGTGTCGTCGATGCTTGGCGGCAGTGCGGCGCCCGGCCAGACGACCGATCCGAGCCAAGAGTTCACGCAATCCGTTGATCCGACTGGCACGGTGGCGGCGAGCGAGGCGATCAATCCGCCTGGACAGGCGCCGACCGCGCCGCAAAACCAGCAAGGCGGCCAAAACGCTCCGGGCGGTCAGATGCCGGGTCCGGGTCAGAAGTGGACCGCGCCGACGCGCGACGAATTGGTTGATTTGCTCAAGAGCAGCATCGCCAAGGGCGGCAATCCCTATCAGGCTGGCGGCGGGGCCGGCGGAGGCGGAGGCGGAGGCGGAGGCGGCAACCCGCCGCCGGCGGGCGGCGGCCAGGGGCCGAAGAGCGTTCCCGAGGGGCCGATCCAAGACCCGCTCATGCCAAACCCGCTCGATGCGGCGGCACAAATCGACACGTCCGGCGTTCCGCCGCGTCAGCCGGGCAGTTCGGGGCTCGGGCTTGCTCCCGGCCAAAACCCGGCCGAGGCCGACGCGCAAGGTCCGTTGGCGCGCAATCCTCGCGCGGCGGCGGCGGGACAGGGCGCTGTGAGCGGCGCGACACAGGGCGGCCAAGCGCCCGCAGCTCCCGAGCTAAGTCCGGCGGGGGCGGGCGGCATTCCGGCTTTGGCTTCGGCCATTGCGCGGGGATCGCCGTTGGGCGTCGCGGGCGCCGTCATGTCGCCGACGCCGGCGGAGACCGGCGAGCTTCCGCCGACGCCGGCCAACATCCCGCCTGATCAGCGCAACATGCCTTATCCGGGCCAGCAATATCGCCCGGACCCGAGCCTTCCGACCGATCAACCGACGCCGCCTGGAACCACGTCGGGCGGGCCGGGAACGCCGACGCCGACGCCGCCGGCGGTGGGCGACAAGGGCCAGATGCCCAAGCCGCCGGTCCAGCAAGGCGCGGACGACGCGACCCAGCCCGCGACCAAGGCGGAGTACGAGAAATGGCTGAAACAGCAGGGCGTGTCGCCATCGGAAGCCAAAAAGCGGGCTGACGACAGCAACTTGCCGACCAAGAAGCCGGCCGACGGCGAGCGGCCCTACCACATGGACGGAGCGCCGCAGCGCGGCGTGAGCAACATCACCCGCGACCGCATGGGGATGCAGGGCGTTCCGCCGATGCTTGGCGAACTGGCGCAGATGGTGATGCCGTTGCTCGGCGGCCTGTTGAGCGGCGGCATGGGCGGCGGGCGCGGCCGTTTCCGAGGTTTCCCGTTCGGCCGCGGCGGCCATGGCCGGTTCGGCGGCCGGTTCATGGGCGGCCATCCGGGCGGCCACGGTTCGGGCATGTGGCCCTATCATCATCCGGGCATGGGCTGGCGCGGCTTCGGCTTTCATCCGGGCGGCGGCTGGCGACCGCTTGACCCGAAATACATGGCGAGCATGGGCGGCCAAGTCGGCGGCAACGCGCTCGGCTATGGCGGCGGCGGCATGGATGGCGGCGGCGGGACAGGCAATCCGCAGCTCGATCAAATCTTGCAGGCGTTGGGGATCGCGCCACAAGGGCAGGGCGGCGGCTTCCAACAAGGCGGCCGGTTCGGCGGACGGCCGGGACAGGGTGGTGGCGGCGGCGGGAGCGGCGGTTACAGCGGCCCGCCGAGTTCGACGCCGGGCAGAGGCCCGAACGGTCAACCGCTCCCCTACACCGGGCAGCAAGCTGATCAATTTACGCGGCAAGTCGCGCAGAGCTTAGGGATCAACCCGGATCAAGCCTCGCGCGTGCTTCAGGCCGAAAGCGCCTACGGGCAGAACTACTCCAATCCGCGTGATCCCGGCGCTGGCAGTCACGGGCCTTTCCAGCTCGATATTGCGCCCGGCGCGTTGGGACAGGCGTTCATGCAGGCGACCGGCGAGGACCCGCGCGATCCGAACACATGGAAGGATCAAATCGTGTACGCGCTGCGGTATGCGCAGACCAAGGGATGGGGGCCGTGGACGACGGCGCAGCGCATGGGCTTCGGCCGCCAGCCGGCGGGTCAGGCGGGCAAGCAATTCGCGTGGAACTACGGCTCGGGCGGCGGCGGCGGGCAACCCGGCACGGTGCAGACCGGCGACAGCAAGGGGCCGAACCCGGACGGCACGCCGCTCGTCCAGCGTGATTTCTCCGGCAACCCGCTCACGGTGGCGCAGCAGTGAGCGACGCTTTCGGAGCTGACGACAGCACGGCGAGCGGCGGGCTTCAGTCCGACATGCCCGGCATTGGCGCAGCCCCGCCGAAGCCGAGCCAAGTCCCGAACGCGCTCGGCGGCCTCGCGCAGGCGTTCAAGCAGATGTTTGGTGGAGCGCCGGCGCCGAGGCCAGCGCCAGGGCCGACCTTCGGGCCGCAAGGCCAGTTGCAGCCGCCGCAGCCGCAGCCGCAAGGGCGTCAGCCGCGCATGAGTGGAACCACGGCCAGCCTCGCCGTTCCCAAGGGCGCGCCGCAACCGCCGGCGCGGTTCACCCCGTTCGTCAAGTCGCAGCCGACGCGCGACTATAGCGAGTGGGGACAGCCCGAGCAGTTTCCGACGCTCCCCGCCTCGTTCGAGGTTCCTTCGATCTACAAGGGCGTCGGCCAGTTTTTCAGCAGCCCGCAGAACGGTTCGCAGGGCTCGATCCCGCTCGCCTTCCTTTTGACCGGCCACGCCGACGAGTACGTGAAGGGGCTCATGCAGGGCCAAGAGTGGAAGGCAAAGATGGCGCGCCAGCAAATGCAGGACGCCGCGTTCCAACTGCAAACCCAGCAAGAGGCGGAGCATCACGTCTATTCCGACGTGGCGGCGGAATATGCGGCGCTCAACGAAAACCGCGACCCGGCGAAGTGGGTCAAGCCGATCAATGGCGTCACCTACATGGACGCGATGCACAACGAGGCGGCGAAGATCGGCGACGACAAGATGATGGCGCTGATTGAGAACGGCGCGAACGTCAAAGACATCATGGAATTTCAAGCGCGACGCGACGCCAGCTTGCGCGATTTGCAGAAGGCCAACGACAAGACCGCTCAGCAATCCGCAGTTGACGCGGTTTGGGGCGATGCGCCGGCCGCTGGCGCGCAGGGCGGCGGCGCGGGGGACTTGACGCCGGATTGGGCGAAGCAACCGGGCGCAGCGGAGGCGCGAGCGGCGGACCCGCAAGGGCCTCCCCCGGTCAGCGCCGATCCCGGCAAGCCCGCGCCGACCACGCCGGGAGGGACGCAAGTCGCGTCCACCGATCCGTCGTCAGGCGTGGACACGACGGCGAGCGGCGACCAAATCCCGGCCGACACGCGCACGCCTGACCAGAAGCTCCTCGACGGCCGGGCGATGCAACTGATCAAGGGCTACAAGCCGACCGGGATGGAGTTCGGCGACGCGACCGGAATGGCGCGAGCGGGCCGGCGCATGGTCGAAATCCAAAACGCGATGGGGGACATCGCCGATGATCCGAACCTCAAGACCCGCCAACAAATCTTGAACGCCGTCGCGCAGCGGGTCAGCCCGGAGGCCGCGCACGATCTGGCGGACTATACGGACTATTCGCGCGGCGTCGGCACGTCGGGGACGGCGGGCGGCGGCCCGGAGCGCGGCTGGATTGATTTGCTGACGCCGCTGGCGCGCAAGATCGACCCGCCAGACCCAAAGACCGGGCAAGGCGGATGGAACCAACAGAACTATCAGGCGCAACAGCGTTTCCGAACCGACACGGCGACGCAGACCGTGCTCTTGCGCACGAACAGCTTGGCGGCGGACGGCACGGCGGTCCTAGCCGACCTGAAGGAGCTTGAGAAGGGCGGCCGAGCGCCGACGGGTCTGGATTTGAGCCAAGTTGTGAACATGGCGGAGCGCGATCCGCTCTACGCCAAGCTCTACGGCGACTGGCTGGCTTACAACGACAGCTTCAACACCATCGTCACGGGCGGTCGCCATGTCGAGAGCGGGACGATGGCGCAAGTCTCGACCGCGCCCACGTCCTACGCCTCGCCGTCGGCGTTCCGCGCCGCGATGAAGGGCCACATGAACGACGCCTACGGCTTCCTCGAAGGCGAGCATCGGCGTTGGGAGACCGCCGGCGGCGGCAAGGACGACATGCCGAGCTACAATCCGAAAACCGAGAAAGAGATCACGGACATGCGTGACATGGATTGGTTGACGGGGACACTGCCGGGACAGACTTACACGTTCAAGGGCGTCACCAAGACGTGGCGGCCGAAGAACAGCCTTGATCCGAACGATCCGGCGAACTGGCAATGAGCGACGACGACGCCTTTTTCAGCCACCTGCGCGAGCTGCGCGGACAGCACGAAAGCAGCGGCGACCCGTCGCAATCGACGTTCGGGCGGCTCGCTGGCGCGACCGAGGCGACCGTCGAGGGCATGGGCAAGGGGATCGCCAATCTGTCGGGCAACCTCCCGACGCTCGTTGGATTGCCCGCCTTGCACTCGAAATGGGCGTCATCGACCAACAAGGATTATCCGGTTGCGGAGGCGGCGGGACGGTATCTGCCCGAGCTTGGCGGTCTTGCCGCCTTGCCCGAAGCTGGCGTTGGCGAGGCGGCGACCGAGCTTGTTCCCGAGCTGGCGAAGGTTCCGAGGGTGGCGAAGGCCGTCGGCAAAGTCGGTGAGGGCTTGTGGAAGGGCTACGCCGGCGGCGCCGCCGAAGGCGACCCGAAAACCGGCGAGGAAGCGGGCGCTGGATCGGCGGCGGTGTGGGAGGGCTTGAAAGCCATCCCGAACAAGGGCTATTTGCTAGGCCCGGCGATGCTGATGGCTTACGAGGCGTCGAAGGGCGGCTATATGCCGTGGGACATGCGCCACGCGCTGTCGTATTTTGCGGAGGCGGCGGCGGCGATGACCGGCAAGTTCCCCGGCGTCGCCGGCGCGATGGGCGCGAAGGCGTTCGGCGGCGGCCAACCCGCGCCGCAACAGCGAGCGCCGTGGGATCAAGGAAATGGCGAAGGAAAGTGATCCGCTCAACATCAACGAGCGGCTGTACAAGCAGCTCGGCAAGCTGCTTGACGACATGGAGGCGGCCGATCTTGAGGAACGGATGACAATGCCGCAGCGGATCGCGGCTTTGATCGCCGTCGGCCGCGTACAGAAGATGTTCGTGGATTTGAGGAAAGGCGAGTTTGATGTCGGACGCGGGTCAGCCATCGACAGGTACGCCCAAGCCTTCTCGCCCACCGATGCAGCTCGTCGGCGAGCGTCAGGCGCCGGATTTGGCGGCCGTGGCGAGCGCGATGAGGACGACATCCGAGACGAAATCGGCGACGCCTAGCGCGCCTGTTTCACGTGAAACAGAGTTTGTCGCGCGGGGCGCGTGGAAAGCCGGCGTGATGGGCTCGCTCAACGTGTTATTCGTCATCCTCGCGGTCCGGGCGGTCCTCTTGCTCGCGGTCATCGGCGCGATCGTCCTGGCGCGAGCCGCGCTCGCCGCCGCGCCCGCTGTCCAGCAACCGGCGCTTGTGCTGTTGGCCGTGTACTGCGTCACGGTTGTCTGCCCGATCGTTTGGTTGTCGTCCAGGAGGTAGCGGAGGCGGCCGACGGGTCATTCTACCTCTCCTGTCTCGTTTGCCTGCCCAGCGTCAATTTGGCGACCCTCACGCACGAAAATCGGGGTGCCGCTCTTGTTGACCCTAACCCGCCGATCCGCCGCCCAGCCAAAGCCGGCCGTGAAGCATGGCATTTCGCCACGGTAGGTTGTAAACTTGTCGTCACGCGAAGCTAGGTTGCGTGCGAGCATGACGCGAGCGGCCTCCAACTCGTCCGACACGCCCAACGGTTCGCCGTTGTGGAACAGTTTCCCCTCAATCCAGTCAAGTCGCATGTGGTTCATCGGTTTCCCCTGTTGCGGCATTTGGCCGTTCTTCATGAGCCAGTAGGACAAACTCCACCAGCTCGATTGGACAGGCGTAAACCTCGTATGTCCCCCCGCGATTGGAAGCGCCGGTTTCGACGATGTACCACTGGCGGCGGGTCTTGCGGTGAACGACGGCGGCGTGAGTGAGGTCAATGTTGACGATGAAATAGGCAGCAACGCTATCGCCCGCTCGATCGGCCGCGTTCTTGGCGGCGACATAGACATGCGGATAAGGCCAATTCTCAGGGCCGGAAAAGCTCCCCCTTGGATTTTTGACTTCGATGCGGCGTCGCGGCGCCGGGCCATAGGCGAAAATGTCGCCATCGTCAGCGTAGGACGGCGCGTCCTCAACGGTTGGCGTTTCTCGCATTGCGGGGATGTCCACACTCCACCCCCGTCGGTGCATCCACTCAGCGACGGCGAAAACCGCGCGGCGCGAACTACGCAAGTCGCGAATAAAATCGGACGTGCTGCGGTACTCGAACAATCACTTCGGCCCGACAAGCCACGACGGCGGCGTCACGACCTTGACGTAGCGCGGCTTCCACAGATGCAGCGTCCGGGGATGGTGGTTGACGTAATCCTCTTTGGCGGGATGGAATTGGATCACGGCCTCGTGATCCTCCCAAAACAGCTCTTTGACGAAGCACATTTCCGGCCAGTTCGGGCAGCGGTTCATGCCGTCCAGCGACACGCTGACGTGCTCCCAGCCTTCGGCGTCGGGATGCGTTCCGTCGCTGGCGATGATCCGCAGCAAGACGCCGTTCGGCCCCGGAACCATGAACGCGCCGTTGCAGCCGTCCCCCGGCGCCGAGCCCCATGCGCTCCACGTGATCCGGCCCGCCTCAACCTGCTTGTCCAGTTCTTTCCGCATTCGCACTCTCGAAAATTCGCGATGATTTGCGCGGTTTCACGGTCAGTGAAGCAACCGCCCCGTCGGGGGAACCGAACCGCGCCTTGAAGGCCCCAGCGCCGCGCGGACGAATACGCGCGTCGCAATACCTAGCCGGATGTCATCGCTCCCGCTGCCGGAACCAGACCCCCCCCGTGGGGCGTCTCAGTGTTCTCCCTTCAGCCCCAGCCGCTCACGAATGGCGGCCATCGCGCCCAGCTCAAGCCCGTTGACGAAGCTCTCGATCAGCTCTGGCGTGGTGTCGCTTTTCGACCGCAGCGCGAGCGCATAGGCGTAGCAAGCGTCGCGCAGCGACGGCGGACGCATCGCGCTCGCCGCTTGCGGCCCGACGCGCAGCATGTCGTCGCGCAGCTTGAACCACGTCGTCAGAACCTCGTTTTCGTCGTCATACATTGCCGGCTTCCTTCGCCTTCGTGGTCTTGCCGTTCAGCTCAGCGGTGAGCTTGCTGATTTCCAGCTCGTAATCCTCTGTCCTCACCCGGCCATATTGCCGCCGCGCGTTGATCCGGTACGGGTGGAGCTTGCTCTCGATCGCCTTCATCTCCGTCCCCAGCTCCGCGCGCCGGATCAAAAGGTCTCTGAGCCATTGCACGTCGGGGTAAACGAACCCGGACGCGACGCCGAGCAGTATCCCTTGACTGGCGTGGATGCCGCGCACGGTGGCCCGCTCGCCGGCGTCGTCGAGGACCGCGAGCGCGACCGCCGCCTCCGCCTTGCGCTGTTGGGCGAGCGCGACGGCGCGTTTGTTGATGTCAGCGCGCGCGTCATCGACGGAGCCAAAAGTCGCTTTGCCCTCGTACAGCGGCCCGGTGACGCGGAACTGAAACTCCGGCGTCACCTCGATCTTGTGGTCTTTGAACGTCGTTTCCACTTTCACTCGCCTCCCAAGGCTTGAACCACTTGCTCGAAGGTGTGCGGCGCCTCTTTGTTGAGGTTGCTGTGTTTTTCCAGCCATTGATGGTTGTCCATCATCGCCGGCGGAATGATCACGACGCCGCGCTGGTTGTCGTAGCGGACGAGCCCGATCAACCGCTTGCGCTCAAGCCACGCGCGCAGAGCCGGGTCGCGGTGCGCGTCCGGGTAGTCCGGGTCGCACCAGATTTGCGCGACTTCCTTGCGCAGCTCGCCGAGCTGTTCATCGTTGATCGTCACGTAGTCGGGCATGATGTCGACAACGTAGTGCGACCGATCCGGGCGGCGCAGATCGTCGGCGTCATCGTTGCCGAGCCATCGGCAGTTCCACAGCTTGCACTCCGGCGCGACGGTCCACAGCTTGTCGTAAACGACGCAGCCCTTGCCGTGGCGTTGATGTTTGCACCGCTCGCCGGCGCCCTTGTGGAGCGAGCCTACGGGGAGCAGCTTGCAGCACAATTGGCAGTCTCCGCATTGGCGCGTCATGGGACGAGCGCCGAGGCGAGCGACAACAGGATGGCGTCGCGATCGAGCGGCGCGCGTTGCGACAAGCGTTCGCGCAGCACCTCGATTTCAGGCCGCTCGATTGGCGCGCGCTTGGCCGGCGGCAACGCCATGACGATCCGCCGATGACGCGCGACATGCACGTAGCCGGCGGCGAGCCTGGAATGGACGCTCACGCACTTGCCCAGGTGAACCCGCAAAATTTGTCCATGCGGACAGCGCGCGGCGATGGCGGGCGACGCGATGGCGACGGCGAGCGCGACGATGATTACACGTTGACCCACATTTCCCTCCGAACAATTTTGCTGATTGTCGGCTCGCCGACCCCGAACCTTGCCGCCAGTTGCTTCTGTGTGCGCGTTCCTTGCGACACCATTCGGCGAATTGCCCGCACGTCCTTAGCGGTCAATTTTGCAGTCCCGTGCGCGACCCTATCGGCGACATTTTCGGCGTGCGTCGCCCAGCGCAGATGACGCGGCGTGATGCAGCCTTTGTTGCCTCTGCCGCACGAATGGGCGGCCTCATGTTCGGGCGTTGGCGGCGGTCCATGAACACGCTCGCAGACGACGCGACCTAACAGCTTGCTCGTCCCGTCGAGCCATATTTGCGGGTAGCCACCGGGCTTGCCGCTGTAAGGCCAAAACAGACATTCATCGCCTTTGTAGGCCAGCGCCTTTGCCAAGAATTTCTGGCATGAGCCCGGCGACGTTCTCATGGCTTGGCCTTTGTGATCGAGGCGATCAACGCGCGTCCCTTGGGCGTCAGGCTGTAAAGTTTCTCCCGGCGATTGAGGATGTTCTCTCGGCTTTCGACCAGCCCGGCGCCGCTCTCATAATTCCGATCGCGATCGGTCATGTCAAGCAGATTACGGCTCATAGTAGTCGGCGACACGCCGGCGCGCTTCGCCAATTCGCCGACGCTCAGCCCTTCCTCTTGCGCGACCAACAGGAACGCCTGGATGCAGCGCGCGGGCATGGCGCCGCGAATGTTGAACAGCGGATCGAACAGCGCGAGCATCTGTTTGATGATCGCCGCCTGCGGGTCCGATCGCGTGGCCCGGTCAATCGCTCTTGCGGTCATCGTGCTCCACTTTCGCATTGAGTTTCGCCTCCAATTCCTCGCCTTTTGGCGTGAGCTTCCAAACGCCGGCGCCGTCGCCTTGGACGTAGCCGCGCCGCTGCAACCTGCTCAGCGTCGCGCTCAGGCCGTTGGGCGCGAGGCCGTGTTCGCGCCACATCTCGCGAAACCCTTCGCGCGAGAGGTTGTGCTTGAGCGCCTTGAGCGTGACCGTCACGCCGTTCGGCTTGCCGGACTTCATCGCCCTCATGCCAAGCTCGTAACCTTTGCGGTATCGCTTCGGGCCGTGTTCGCGCCGCGCGACCAATTTCGCGATGGTCGATTGCCGCACGGGGCCGAGCGGCTTCTCGTAACCGGCGCGGTCAATTTTCAAATCAACGATGCCGAGTTCGCCCCGGCCGAAGGCTTTCACCAGCAAGCCAACGAGCTGTTCGCCGGCGTCAGGGTCGACGGTCAATGCAATCTTGAGCTTCATAGGTCCACGATCCCGAGGCGCTTGCCGTAGCGCGCCAGCACTTTGTTGACGGTGATGGTTCGCGGCGAAATGGTTTTGCCCGAGAACCAATTGCGCAGCGTCGTGACCGACACGTTCGTATCGTTGGCGACCTTGCGATATTCGTCGTGGTCGATCAGCGTCCGCATTTCGTCGATCACGGGTTTCTTCTCGACGAAGTTGTATGACTTCGCCAGATTGAGCGGTCCTCTAGCCACGTTCATGCACTCTCTTCGCTCCACAGTCCGCGATTGGTGAGAGTGTCAATATATGTGGCAGTCAGGGGTTGTCAAGTGAGCCGTATGACACTAGCTAGTTGGCAACGGATTAACGTCGCGGTGGCGACAGGAATGAAGTTGCGAGGCAAGATGAAATACGGATGCACGGTGACGGCGCTGACGGCGCGGCCCGAGCCGCTGGCGCGCTACACGTTCACGGTCGAGGCGGACAGCCCGACGCACGCGGCCGGCGAGGCGGCGCAGCATTGCGCGGCCAAGGTTGACGGTCTGCCGGGTTTCGTCGCGCCGCAAGCCGACGGGACGTTCATCGCTTGTGTCGGGCGCCAGCATCCGTCCGACACCGGACTGACCACGCATGGGTTCTCAATTCGCATCACGGTTGAGGCGGTAAAATGAGCGCCGGACCCGGCAAGTACGACGGCTTGGCGACGATGGTCCGTGAGCAAGCCGACGCTCGCGGCGTCATCGTCATCGTCATCGAAGGCGACAACGGCTCGGGCTTCTCCGTGCAAGGCGACCTTTCCGTCACGCTCAGGCTTCCCGCGATGTTGCGCAACATGGCCGACCAGATTGAGAAGGACATCCTCAGTTCGTAAATGGCATTTTATTTTTGTAAAATATCCAGAAACCGATGTTAAAAAATTATCAAGCTATAGGGTTGACAGTCATTCGTTACCCGCTATATTGCATTAGTCGCTGAATGCGACACAAACCCTTGAGAGAGAGTGCAAGCAAAATGACAGACATGGACAACGGCGAAGCGCAACGCTTTGAAGCCGAATACGAGGCGCGGCTAGAGCGCGAAGCCGACGAAGCCTTGGAGCGCATCCAGCGCGGCCAGACATGGCTCGACTGGCGCAAGGTGGCGGAGCTGTTCAGTCACGGGCGCAAGCTCGCGATGCTGCACGGACACGCCAACAAGCCCGAAGGCAAGGGCTACAACCTGTGCTTCTCAGGCTGGCTCGACAGTCACCCGAAACTCAGGATGGTCGACAAGGCGACGCGCAACCACGCGATGCAGTGCATGGATCAAATCGACGCCATCGAGGCGTGGCGGGCGACGCTGGCGGAAAACCAGCGCCAGACCATCAATCACCCGACCACCGTCTTGCGCCGGTTCAAGGCGGCGGATCGCGAGAGCGCCGGCGGCGACGCGGCGCCGCGAAAGCAAACCGAGCGCGAAGCCTTGCGCGAGGCCAACGCGGAGCTGGAAGGCGAGGTCGCCAAGCTCAAGCGGACGATCGAGCAAAGCGGCGAGAACCTGTTCTCGCTCAGCGACAGCGCGAAAAGCATCGCCCGGCTGTTGCGCGACTATTGGAGCGCGAACAAGCTCGCCGAGCTATCGAAGGCGTTGACCGAAGAGGCCAAGGTGAAGCGCGGCCTTGAGGGCAAGACGAAGAACGGCGGCCCGCGATGAAAGTCTCGCCCTTTTGGGAGGTGGTCCGCAACGCTGAGCAGCGGATGGCGGACGGCTGGCAAGTGTACCAGCAATTCAACTGCGCCGCGTGCGGCGTGAAGCAGACCATGCCCGACGCCGACAAGTTCTACAAGTCGGGCCGATGCGAGGAATGCGGCCACGTCACCAACATCGAAATTGCCGGTTGCAATTTCATGGCGGTGTCATCCGGGCGCTCTTGACATAAACCGCCCGTCAACTAAATCAATTGACGGGCGGACTGCGCCCGGATATACCGCAAACAGAGAGTGTGCAACCATGAGAGTGGATACCGATACCTACATTTGGGGCGTGGCGAAAATCGTCATCGAGCGCAAGGTCGATGGCGACAACGATCGGACGCTGATCCGCCTTGTCGGCCCCGACGGCGAAGAGGCCAACTCGACGCTTTGCGTTTGGGGCGTAGGCAACATGGGCTCGCGCCGCTTGCCTTCGATCACGTTGATTGAGGGCGACGAAAGCAACGAGCGCGAGCTTGTTCCTGGCGATCCCAAGCCCCCCGCCAAGGCGGACAAGCCATGAAACGCCCCAACATGGTGATGACCGAAGAGCAGGGCGAAGCTCTGCAAGCGGCATTCGACAAGCTCTGGCGCGCTCACCCGCCGATCCGGCGGCTCAAGAACGCGGAGCTTAACGCGGTAATCCGAAAGCTCGCCGACGAGCTATTCGAGCATGACGCGCCGCTGATTGTCGATTGCTGACTTGACACGGCGCGAGTGTCAACTATATCGTATGACGCACGGCGGACTTAGATCGTGCGCGGCATGACAGGGACGGTTGCCAGACTGTCAGGCGGACTTAGAGCAACGACCGGCGCCCGCAGCGGTTGAATATCTGCGGGCGTTCTTCAAACAAACGGAAACAGACCATGAGTTGGAAACCAGAAGTGATCGCCGACAGCAGCGGCAAATGGGCAGGCAACGCGCTTCGTTTCGCCACCAAAGCGGAAGCGGAAGCCAACGTCGCCAATCTGCGCGACCGATGGATGCTCGTGCGCGAGACGCGCGTCATCGAGTGCGACGATCCCGTCAATTACGAATGGGTATTCGGTCCCAACGCGGGACTGAGAAAGATCGAGGGCGTGAAATGAAAAAATTCCAAATCACCTTCGTTTGGCCTAGCGACGATTGGACATGGATCAACGTCGAGGCCAACGACTTTCATCAGGCCATGTTGATCGCGCTCGACAAGTGTCCAACCGGTTGTCGCGTTCACAAAATCGAGGCGGAGCCGGAAGGCAAAACCTTCGAGGCCGAGCCGAACACAAACCCCGTTGGCGAAATCGAAACCGACATTGGCTATGAACACGTCAATGACTATCTTTTCGGTTGACAATGGCGTCAAGCGATCTATATGACACCTGTCGGCGCAATTCAGCGTCGCAAAAACTGGAAACCGGACAGATGACAAAACTAGCATCATCGTTTGCCAAGGACGCTCGCAGCAACGCGTTGCAAGCTCGCGCTGGCGAATTTCTGACCGAGGACGAAATGCGCGCGCGCTTGCCGGCGATCTTCGCCGACAACGCCCACGCAAGCCGCTCGGATCGTTACACCTACGTCTCGACCATCGACTTGCTGCGCGGCCTCGCAAAGGAAGGCTTCAAGCCGACGTACGCAATTCAGGCGAACACGCGCAAGGAGGACATGCGCGGCCATACGAAGCATCTCATTCGCCTGCGCCGCGACTTCACCGTCGCCAAGCCGGACGTGGCGGAAATCGTCATGCTCAACTCGCACGGCGGGCAAAGCTCGGCACAACTGTTTGGCGGGTGGTTTCGCTTCATGTGCATGAATGGAATGATCGTCGGCGACACGCTCGACGAAGTTCGCGTGCATCACAAGGGCGACATCGTGTCGGATGTCGTCGAGGGCGCCTACACGATCGCTGACCGCCTTGGCGAAGTCGGCGACAGCGTTGACCGGATGAAGGCGATCGCCTTGCCGGCGCCCGAGCAAATCGCCCTGGCGGATGCCGCGTTGACGGTTCGGTTCGATCTCGCGCCGGGCGAAAAAGCGCCGCTTCATGCCGAGCAATTGCTGCGCGCGCGCCGCTATGACGACAACGGCGCCGACCTTTGGTCGACGTTCAATCGCGTGCAAGAGAACGTCATGAAAGGCGGTTTGCACGGCGTCACGCGCGACGCCAACAACCGGCGCCGCAACATGACGACGCGCGAAATTCGCGGTATCGACCAAAACGTGTCGCTTAATCGCGCGCTGTGGACGCTGGCGCAAACCATGGCGGATTTGAAGGGTGACAAACCTTTGAGCGCGCCAGCGATCAAGGACGCGGAGTTCCGCGAAGTCGAGTAAGGGCGCCCCCGCCAAACTCGCTCGCGGAGAGTGCGGCTAGGCAGGCTCATGACCTACGCCTAGCGCACGGGACGGGCGCCGTTGCCAATCGACGGCGCCCGTTTTCGCGCGTTAATATATCGTGATCGGTCATTGTCTCTTTTCCGCTTGCGTTCCGACTGTCAACTGTTATGTTTGACATGTGGACGGCGATTGGCGCCGCCCCGCAGGAACCTACCAGACCATGAAAACCGTCAAGCATATCGCTCACGTCATTTACGCGACCGCAGCCATTCACGCTTCGGTTTTGGCCTCTGAGCGGATGAAAGACGCCTACGCCGACGTTGGCCTCGATCACGGCGTGCAATTGATCGAGCGCGTCCTACACTCGGGGGACGCGCAATGAGCGCGTATCCCTCGCCGTTCAATCCAGACTGGCGCCCTAGCGGCGCCAGCGACTGGCAAGGCCGCGAGACATGGCGCGCCGCATTGGGGCGCCTCTGGCGCCTCGTCTTTGGCAAACCACCTTACTTTGGAGCGATGTGAAATGACTATCCAACTCTGCAACGATGGGATTTACCGCTATGGCGATTGCGCGACCGAGTTTCGCGCGCGTCACGGCTATCTGCCGGCTTGGCATGACGGCGCCGAGTGCGGGCGCTGCAACGCGTGCGAGGCCAAGGACGCTCGCCTAGCGGCCGGCGCGCGCAAGGCGCGCATGGTGAGCGCGTGGCGCGGCGGCGGGAGGGGCAGGCGATGAACACGTTTCTGCTCGGCGCTATCCTCTGGCTGGTTTGGTGTATCGCGAACAAGCTAGGCGTTTTCCCGCCTTGGCTTGTCAAGATTGCAGACTGGCTCAGCATCGCCGTCATTATGCTGTGCGCGGTCGCGTTTTACCACGCGGCCTTTCCGTGAGCGCGCGAGCGCGA